AGAGGACGACCTCTCATCAATCGCAGATGAGTCCGAACCTGAGACAAAATCGTTTCGTTTCGAGTTTGACGTGACAGATCACGCTGAGCTTTCAGAGATGCTTGACACGTTGCGCCGTCGCTACAAGCTGGACGACGCCGCCGAAACTTTTGAGCATCTGGTCAGGGGAGCCCACGGCTGATGGGCGTCTCTATGCGGGAGTATGCAAGGCAGCGCGGAGTCGACAAAGAATCTGTCCGGCTGGCTGTCCAAGCTGGCCGCCTGGTGAACTCGGTCACCAAGAAAGAAAACGGGCGCTACGACATTGACGTTGAGCTGGCCGATGAGGAATGGAAGCAAAACACGAACCCCGCCAAACAGCGCGAGACAAAAAATAAACCCGCTCCGCCCTCGATGGCGCAGGCGCGGGCCGTGCGCGAAATGTACGCGGCCCGGCTGACGCAGTTGGAATATGAGGAACGCTCGGGACTGCTTTGCAAGGTTGATGATGTGAAACTGGCTAGCTTCAAATCGGCGCGATTGACACGCGATGCAATGCTGAACATTCCTGCGCGCGTGGTCAATGAAATCACTGCGCTGATTGGGGGGCTTGAGGCTGCGAAGAGCCATGAGATCCTCCTAATACTTCAGAGAGAAATTCACAGCGCGCTCTCAATGGAGGCTGACAAAGATGGCCCTAGCTGACGGCGCCGCTGTTTTTGAAAATGGTTTCTCGGACGGGTTGAGGCCCGATCCGGTTCTTACTGTCACGGAGTGGGCGGACCGTCATCGGTTCCTGTCCCAAAGAGCGTCAGCAGAGCCCGGTAGGTTCCAATCTTCGCGCACTCCATACCTGCGCGAGATCATGGACAAGCTGAGCAGCAACGACCCGACCACGCGGGTCGTGTTCATGAAGGGGGCGCAAATCGGGGGTACAGAGGCCGGAAACAACTGGGTCGGTTTTTCTATAGACGTAAGCCCTGGCCCGTTTCTCAGCGTTTCGCCGACCCTAGAAATGGCGAAGAGGAACAGCCGCACGCGAATGGATCCGATGATTGAAGAATCCCCCCGGTTGCGTGAAAAAGTCCGCGATCCGAAAGCACGGGACAGCGGAAACTCGATGCTGCAAAAAATTTATCCCGGTGGTGTGCTTGTACTAGCGGGAGCTAATAGCGCTAGTGGCCTGCGATCAATGCCCGCGCGTTATCTGTTCGCCGACGAGCTCGACGCATGGCCGGAGAATCTCGACGGAGAGGGCAGCGCCCTAGATCTGGCTGAAGCCCGAACGCGAACATTCAGTCGGCGAAAGATTTTCATTGTGAGCACGCCGACGCTCGCGGGACGCTCTGCGATTGAGCGCGAGTTCCTGGCTGGCTCAATGAAGTATTACGAGGTTCCGTGCGTCCACTGCGGGACGTTTCAGCGCCTGGTCTGGTCTCAACTCAAGTGGACAGACGACGACCCCGACACGGTCCGCTATGTCTGTGAGCATTGCGGCGGGCATCTGCAGGAACACAACAAACCGAAGATGCTTGAGGCTGGCCAATGGGTGAGCACTAACCCCGACCACAACGGAACGGAGAGCTACCACGTCAGCACGCTATACAGCCCCCTGGGCTGGTACAGCTGGAAAGAATGCGTGATGAGCTACCAGAAGGCGCGCAAAAATGACAACGCCTTGAAAGTTTGGACAAACACGATCCTCGGCGAAACCTGGGCAGAGCAGGGCGAGGCCCCCGACTGGCAAGATCTCTATAACAGGCGCGAGCAATACCCGATCGGACAAGTCCCTGAGGCCGGTTGTGTGCTCACCATGGGCGTTGATGTTCAGCAGGATTATCTAGCTTTCGAGGTGGTGGCCTGGGCCCCTGGGCTTGAGAGCTGGTCAATCGATCACGGCAATATCCCAGGCGACACAGCCGCCGATGAGGTCTGGCAAGAGCTGACCAAAAAAATTGCGTCGAACTATCCGACAGCGGACGGGTTCAAAATGGGGATCCGCATGGTCGCAGTCGACACGGGTTACAGAACTCAGGACGTTTACCGCTGGGTGAAATCACAACCCCCGACCCGCGTCCTGGCTATTAAAGGGCGCGATGCTCAGGCGGTGATTGTGGGCCAACCAAGCACGGCAGAGATCGGGCAGAAGGGCCGCAAAATCAAGTCAGGTCTCAAAGTCTGGCCGATCGGGGTGAGTGTCGCAAAGTCCGAGCTGTACGGCTGGCTGAGGCGCAAGGCCCGCGCCGATGACAACGACCTGCCCCATGGGTGGCTGCATTTTCCCCAATACGATGACGAGTATTTCAAGCAATTAACAGCGGAAACGCTGACGCAGAAAACCGTCAGGGGCTACCCCCGTTACATCTGGGAGAAAACGCGAGACCGAAATGAGATGCTTGACGTTCGGATTTATGCGCGAGCCTGCGCCCAGATGCTGGGGTGTGATCGGTTCGACGGCGCGCGGTGGAAGATCGAGCGTCAGAATGGGCTGACGGCTGACAGCGGCCAACCGCTAAACCCTGAGCCCAAAAAGCTAGAACGACGGGCGGGCAAATTTTTATGAGGGTCAGCGCTACGATGACAAGACGGGACGCTTGAAATGAGTTTATTTTCTCAAGCTGGACTTGACGCAATAGAAGAAGCCATAGGCGGCGGCTTTCTAGAAGTTGAGTACGACAACAAAAAAATCCGATATAGAACGCTCGACGAATTGCTGCGCGTGCGGAATTTAATTCGCCAGCGATTAGGCGAGACGGTGGCCGCTCCCGCCCGCGTTCGCTTTAAATTTTCCCGTGACGCTTCCGACGTGGAGGGATCATGAGCCAAGCAAACGCACTCGATAACGTAATCAGTTTCTTCAACCCTGAGGCAGGAGCAAAGCGGGCGCGTGCCCGGCTCACTCTCGATCAGGCCCGGCGCTATGAAGGCGCAGCGGGTGGCCGAAGGAATGAAGGTTGGCGCACGCCGAGCACCTCAGCGGATGCAGCGCTGGGCCCCAGCCTGCAGCGGCTCAGAGACCGTTCACGCGATCTCACGCGAAACAATCCGTTTGCAGCGCGGGCCGTGCAGGTCTTAGTAAACAATACCGTCGGCGGCGGTGTGCTGGGCCAGGTGAACAGCAAGAGCCGCACCCGCGCGCAGCGCTGGAATCAAGCGTGGGAAGCTTGGGCACGGAACCCTGAGAATTGCGACCACGACGGGCGCGCCGACTTTTGGGGATTGCAGGCCCTGGTTTTTCGTACTGTCGTCGAGGCGGGCGAATGTTTGATCAGAAAGCGCATCGATCCAACTTCTGAATTTCCTCTCAAGTTGCAGGTTTTAGAGCCTGATTTTATTGATGACGCCCGCGCCGATGGGCTCACCACTGACGGTGGTTACATCCGCCAAGGCATTGAGTACAACACCCGCGACCAGCGCGTCGCGTATCACTTGCACCGGCAGCACCCAGGCGATCGGGTTCTGTCCATTCACAAGTATGAAACGGTTCGAGTCCCTGCGGATGAGATCATCGCGGTTTATCGCCGGGACCGTCCAGGGCAGGGGCGGGGCGTTCCATGGGGCGCGCCTGTTGTTTCAAGGCTGAGAGATTTTGACGACTTCTCAGACGCGCAGCTGCTAAAGCAAAAAATTTCGGCGTGTTTCACCGGGTTCGTGATCGATAGCGAAAGCCAGGACACAGGCGGCGCCCCCCCACTGGCCGAGTCTTTGGAGCCTGGCAGCATCGAGATTCTGCCCGCTGGTAAGGATGTGCGCTTTGCGTCACCTCCGAGCGTGGGTGAGTTTGACAGTTTCAGCCGGGCCATGCTTCTGCAGATCGCTGCAGGCTATGGCGTGACTTATGAGGCGCTGACCTCAGATCTAAGCAATGCGAATTATTCGGCGGCCCGTATGGGTCACCTTGAGTTTTCGCGCAATATCGACTGCTGGCAAAAACAAATTTTAATTTCACAGATGCTCGGCCCTATTTGGGGCTGGTTTAAGCAAGCCGCCGAGATTGTGGGGGATCAGCCGGGCGACGTTCGGATGCAATGGACGCCAGCCCGTCGCGAGCTGATTGATCCGCAGAAGGAAGTCGGCGCAATTATTGAGGCGGTCAGAGGTGGCCTGATGAGTTTGTCTGAAGCAATCCGCCGTTCTGGATACGAACCCGGCGAGGTCATGGCTGAGATCGCCCGCGATGCGGCCATGCTCGACGAATTGGGGCTTATCCTTGACACAGACCCCCGCAACGTAACAGCGGCAGGAATGCTGCAGATGGAACCAACCCAGGAGACTGAGACCAATGAATGACCAGAATCTTGCGGCGGAACATGCGCCAGCGAGTGAAGATAAGATGCAAACGGTTAGAAACGAGCGCATGAGCGAGCTTTTACAAACTAGAGCTCAATTCGTCCCCTCTTCCGTGGATGCTGAGACGCGAAGCGTCGAGGTGACATGGACGACGGGCGCGCCCGTTTTGCGTCGGAATCT